TACAGATACTGGTGTATCTACGCTGTTGAGTTGAGAGCGCCACAGCGCGACCTGTCCTAATTCAGACGTACCAAAACTAACAAGTTCGCCTGGCGTGAGTTTTGCGCCGTTAAACGTCCACGCAGATGAAGCACTGCTTTGAATAGTGCCGATGGGGAGAGATAGGTTATTGTATGCGTCGCGCCAACGGAGTTTACCAACCCACGCATCTACGCCCATTTTGCGGCGTAGAATATCACCGCGCGCCACAGGAAAAAGCTCCATATTGGCGCCAGCCAAATCGAACGTATTGAAGAACGTATCGCCGGCAACTAACAGGTTGCGCGGCCGAAAACCTGTGAATACTAATGCGTCATAGTTTGCAATACCGCCGGGTAATGACAGCGCAGGCGTGTTATCAGTATCCAGACCAGTAAACATTACTTTTTGTGTATTTGACGTAGTTGCCAGCAACGCGCCATATGAGTACGCATAGCCAGATACGCGAACAAAACGTGCGTGGTCTAGATCAAACATAAGACAGTTTGCCGCCGTACCGCCGGTATAGCCGATACCAGGCGCAAGGTTTAGGTATATCGCAGTTGACGAAGCAGGAGACGAACCATTCTTACCAACAATAAACGCCGCGCCCGCGTCTGTTCGGGGAGCGTTTTCAGTATAAAGATCACCAAAAAGCACGTTTCCGCGATACTGATTAAGAACGCAATCAACGCTTTCCACCACGCCCGTGATACGCGCGGTGGTGACCGAGTTATCTTGCGCAATGTACCCGGTGGGACCTTGAGAAATAAAAGCATCAAATGTCGTCGACGTAGTCACGTCCGCTGCCGTTGCGCCTATGCCAGACTTTGCAAATTCAACCCCAAAAACGCGAAAACCTTGGCAACCGCCGCGTACTTCAGTATCCATCCATTTTTTTACTCGCACCCAAGCGTCAATGCCTGCGTAAGCAAAAAAGTTGATGTAGCCGTTATAAAGAAGAGGGAGGTCTAAACAGGCGGAGGCACCAACGCCAAAACCCCGAATTGTAAATCCTTCTAGGTGCACGCCAGCAAATACATATGTGCTAGGTGTTGAGGCCCAATTAAATATGTCGCGCTTGCTAGAAGGCTGAAAACGTATTTTTGTAAGGGCGTCATCATACAGAGCAACGCCACCCGCGCCGCGTAAACAAGCGCCTGGTTGAAGATATATAGTGCCCGTTATAAGGTACTCGCCAGGCGGCGCGTACACAGGCTGCCCACAATCCAACGCCTTTTGAAACGCCGCTGTGTCGTCAGTTGTTCCGTTCCCAACAGCGCCAAAATCTTTTACGCTGACCATTTGGGCCAGCTTGTCTTCGACGGTGTAGTTGGTCGTCACCGCGCCGCTATACGGAGGATCGTAGTTGATTAGGTCGGCGTTTAATCCGTCAGCAGATACAATGCCCGGCACGTTGTCTTTCGTCCAGATTAGCGCGTCGGCGGCGCTAGTCAGAACAAACTTATAGAACTGCCCTGCTGTCAGCCAGATTTCTTCTGTGACACGACCGGCGCTATCCAAGACAATGGGGTTGCTGTTAGGGGTTAAACCAGAATAGTTTGTATATGTCGGTGCCGGGGTAGTTGTGCCAGCAACGTATGTATAGAGCTTTCCACCCGTTAGTGGGTTACCGCTCGCGTCAAAAAACTGCCATCCTGCGCCGCCCAAGGCCGAAAGAAGTACCATAGCATTTTCCTTACGCGAGGAATTTCAACTTGTAGAGAGTGGTATAGTACAAACCGACAATCTCGTCTATGACGTTCTGGAGCGGGGTGCACTCGCGGTCCACGATGTCATAGCGCGTCTTCATGATCTGCTCGGCCTGACGCTCCAAGAACTCGGTCACGTTGTTCGACTTGTCGGCCGACATCAGCGCGACAGGGCCGATCAGGCCGTATTTGCCCTGATACATCTCGGCAAATTTGTCCGCCAATTCAATGATTTCGTCGTAAAACTTACCCAAAGCCTTGTGCTTGGCGTAGGACCGCGTGTTCAGGTGCGCAGAGTGGGTCACGTCGCGCGCCAGAAACAGCATCCCTAGAAACTTATCGCAGTTGCTCATATAGGCGCTCCTTCAGGAAGCATCTCAGGCCCCAGCGGCATCTCGCGGGGTGCTTCGGTTGGCTGGGGCATCAGGGGCTTGCCGGACGAGATGTCGCCCGTCTCCACCGCGGCCGCGATGGTTCCCATGACGATGTCTTGGATTTGCTCAGGCGTCATGGCCTGCTGCATGGCGCTGATCCGCTTCGTCTCGGCATCGTATGCCTTGATCTGAAGCTCCTGAGCCTCCATCGAGTTCTGGATGTTCTCAACCATACCCATGGTCTGGTTAAGCTGCTGGGTCAGCGCCTCAACCATCTGCTCGGCCGACTGGAGTTCCGGCGACTTGTCGTCATCCGCCAGCACCTTCGGGTCGATGATCTTCTTGAAGCGGGCCGCCATCTCCTGCGCGCCCGGCCAGTCCATGTTCTTGATGAACAGATCACCAGCCACCTGCCAGAGCTGCGGGCTGGTCTGGAGGATATTCGCCATTGCCTCGACGGCTTCCTGGCGCTTGGTCAGATAGCTCGGGCCAGTGATGATGACAACGTCGTAAATGCCAACACTGGGATTGTAAATCTTCTCGATCACGTTGCCCATCTGGTCGTAAATCTTCTTGACCGGCTCGGGCTGCATCGGGTTGATCTTGGCCATGCCGACCTCACCGTCCACGCCAATGATGCGGGCGATGCGCTCGGTGTCGTAAATCTTGGGGATCATGTCCACAAGCTGGCGCGTGATGTGGCGGATGGCACGGCCGAGGTTGTCCACGAAGTGGTAGGTGCCGGTGTCGCCTTCCTGCACACGGGCGAGGATGGCCCGGCCGGAGCGCTCGTTGCCCTGCTGGCCCAGCGAGGCGTTGTACTGGCCTGTGGTGGCCTTGATGTCCTCGGCAGCGCCCATCTTGGCCTGAATAAGGCCCGTCTGTGCCAGCGGCGGCTGCGCACGCTGCGGGAGAGGCAGGACATTGCCCGCGCCGTCTGTCACATCCGGGTTCACTTCGAGGTACGGCCAGTTGTTGGTGTTGGCCGTCTTCCACTGCATCTCGTAGCCTTCAAACTGGCCGCCATAGCCAATGAAGGGTGCTTTGGGGGCCAGAGCCAGCATTTCGGCTTCCTGGCTGACCCAGTAGTTGTACATGCGCTGCGCGTCCTTGGCGTTGCGCACAAGGCCGGAGACGTAGAGGCGGCCATCAACCTCAAATTCGTTGCCGACGACGCGGACGACGGGAATGTACTGGCCCGCCCACTCGCGCTCCTCCAGCACCTCGTAGCCGTTGGTCTTGAGCCACATGACGCGGCGGCGGTCCACAACGCGGGTGCGCAGCGGCTTGCCAAACATCGCTGCAAGGTTCTGATCCTGCGGCGTGTTCTTGAAGGCGGTCACGTTGCCCGGATAGAGGTGCAGCGTGTCCTTCTTGTGGTCGATGTAGAAGTACTCCGCGATGCGGATGGTATTCTCCGACAGCCACATGGAGAGCGACTGGTCACCAATGCCACGGGTCAGGATGGACGAAATGGGCGCCGCGTCGGGGAACATGCGCTCGTAGTCGGCCTTGACGATGTCCTCGGTGATGAAGCACCACTGGGCGTCGGACCCGCAGGGGTCCTGGATCGTCGGGTCCATATAGACGCTGAAGGCGTTGCGGATGCGCCCGATGCGCAAGTCCTGATCAAAGCTGTCCTCGCGGGCGTACTCGGTCAGGATGCGGATGTAGCCCTCGCCGTAGGTCACCTGGTTGTCGCAGGCGGTATCGTAGGCCACGTCGGCGTCGGACATGTACTCAATGTGCCGGATGATGCCGTCGAACACCTCGGCCACGGCCACGTCAGCGTTGTCGTCGGCCGGGATCACCTTGCCAGACGGCCGGTTCTGCCGCTGCTGGTTGGTCACCTGCCGGACGTGCTGCGGCAGCTTGTTGATGGTCAGGCAGGGCCTAGCGTTGATGGTCTGGCCCTGCACTGATCCGCGGGTCGCCAGCACGTCGGCCGGCCACTGCCACTGGTTGTCCGGCGAGCCAGCCATGAAGCGCAGATCGTCCAACTCGTCCTCGCGGCTCTCGCCGTAGGCCGAGATGGCCATGGTGAAGCGCGAGCGCATGGTAGCAAGCAGATCGGATTTGTCCGACCCGCCGTTGGCGACGCGCTCTGCGCCCTTCATGCCGGTGTCGTCAGCCATTATCGCTTGCTGCCCGTACCTCTGCCAGAATAACCCATGCCAGCAGGGCCAGTGCCGCCTCGCCCGGCCGTGCTTCCGCCTGTTGACCTATTTGACGACGATCCGCCGCCTGTGCTGCGCATACCGCCGCTGCTGGGACCGGCCACACCCATCTTTTCCCGCGCCATGCGCTGCTGGCGCTCGTAGGCGCTCTCGGAAGTCTTGTACGCGGTCCCAGACTTGGTCGTGGTCGTTCCTGTCGTTGTACCGGACGTAAAGCCCGTCGTATTACCCGTTACACGATTGACGTCCATGCGAGCGGGCGCTGAAGACTTTGCAGTAGCGGTCGGTGTCGTGCGCTCACGAACGACGTTGGTGATGACCTGCGCCGCGGGGCGAACGGTAGGCGATGCCTTGGGTGCTTTAGCAGTCGGAAGCATCCGCACGTCATTAAGGCCGACAATTCCGTAGCCACCAGGAACAGTTCCTTTGTTGGATGGGCCGATTGGCGCGGCATAACGACGGCCGATTGGGTTGGCCAGGGTCGTTTTCGGCACATTGCTGACCTGAAGGTCGCCCTTGCCGGTGCGGCTGACCCGCTGGGCCTCGCTCCTGCGTTGGCTGCTGCTCTTACCGCTGCGTGTAACGCTCTGTTCGGCCATTTTAGACCCCTTTCTTCATCATTGTGCGCGCCATCATGTTGGCACGGCCCATTTTCGGCTTGGGTGCGGGCATGGGCATGGTTCTCTTCATGCCGCCGGTCTTCGGCTTGGGCGCAGGCATCGGCTGCGTGTACTTCATATCCCCGCCAGCCTTCGGCTTGCCCTTGGCCGCGCGCTGGACCGAGTAAGCAATGGCCAAACTCTGCGGCTTTGGTTTTCCTGCTGCAAGTTCAGCCTTTAGGTTTTTGCGGAACGCCGACTTACTCGCGCTCTTCACTAACGGCATTTTGCGGCCCTCTCTCTGCATATTCAAGAATAATCTCGCGGTTACGTTCAAACCAGCCCAATCGCGTGTTACATTGCTGGCATAAAACGCCGCGATAAGTGCGTGGGATTTTGTGATCTATACACATTTTATTGGCTTTTTCACCGCAAATTTCACAAGGTAAAGTGCGCAAATACTGCGCTTCCTTTAGGCTAAGGCCGTACTTTTTCTTCGCGTCATAACGAAGCTGATTAAGCCTCAAATTAGCGGGTAAAGTACCTTTATTTGCGAATTTATGCACCATAAACGGTCACTTTTTCCGTGTTTTGACCGACTTACGGAAGGCAGCGGCGGTCGGTGCGCCCTTCGTGCCTGGTTTGCGCATCTTTTCGCCTGATCCGGCGGCGATCCGGGCGCGTTTAGCGTGAATATTGCTGTAAAGTCCGGGTTTTGACGCCATTTTTAGCACTTCCACCGCCGCATGGAGGCTTTCGCCCGTTCTGCGTTCTTCGATTTGGCGACTACGCCGCCCATACGGGCGCAAAATGACCTCTTGCGCGCGCCGCCCTCGGGCTGCGGGGGCTTCAGCTTGCTGCCCGTGGCGGCGTTGTACTTGGCCCGGCCCTTGGCTGTCAGGCCAGCGCCTTTGGAGACGGGTAGCTTTTCGCCCCGTCCCACTGACAGCGATACGCCTTTGCGCGCCATTATGACCCTAGCCAAGAGGTTGCAACACTGGACTGACCATAGGCCCTGCGCGGCGACTTGTCAACGCGCTCGGTTCGTGAGCCGACAGGGAACGCGAACGTAACGGCTATCGCGTCCGCGGCGTCTGGGCTTGCGAGCCCACGGGCTTTCATCTCTTTCTTGCCTTCGAGAAAGATTGTCCCCTTGCTGTCCGGCTTCATCATGGGCGAGATCAGGTCGCTCTTCAACGTCCGGTCCGGGCTGATCGACGCGCTTTTCAGCCATTCCCGCATAGACCCCCACATCTCGGCGCGCTTGTTGCCATACATGACCGGCTTCGATGACCTCGACCCAAAGTTCACTCCCCTGACCTTGTACCGCTGCTCCTTGAGGCGGTCCACGACGCCCGCCCCTAGCCCGCCCTCGTCGATGACGACGAGTGCAGGCTTGTACTCCTCGATGGCCTCAATGACGCGTCCGACCACCTCCATGGTGTCGTCGCCCCTGTACCGCTTGATGGCAACCAGGTCGCGCCCCTGCCTTACCGCGATGACCGTCGCGTCGGCACCGAAACGCGCTGGATCGACGCCCAGTACGATGGGGGCTGAGTTGTCCTTGTAGCGGGGGCGGTCCATGGCGTCATCGACGAGATGAACGGGGATGAACTGGTCATCTCCAGCACTGGGAAACTCACCGTAGACTTCGACGTGAGCCTGAACGCTGTCAGGCCCGTACTCGTGGATGATTTGCTCATAGACTGCCTTGTCCGTACCTTCGACCGACCGGGCATCGACGGTCTTGTTGCGCCAGAAGTCCCGCTTGGCGTGGAACGCCTCGTAGAAGTAGCCCTGATTGCGGCGGGGGTTGGAGAACGCCATCCAGAAACGGTGCGGCGTGTTCTCGGTGAAGAAGCCCGCGGCGACCTGCCAGATGCTGTCGGAGATACCGCTAGCTTCATCGAAGATCAGCATGACGCCGTCGAAGTTGTGGACACCCGCGTAGGCGTCCGGGTTTTCCTCCGACCACAGCCGCCCCTCGACGCCCCAGTAGCGCGTACCCTTCTTGAGGTCGCGCTCGACCAGTTCCGCGATCCACTTGGCGGGCATGACGCGGGTGGCCGAGACCTCGAACCAGTGGCTGTTCAGGCTCAAGGCCAACCACTTGGTGATCTCGGCCCAGGTGATAGACCGAAGCTGCGTCTCGGAGTTGGCCGACACGATGGTGGTGCTGCCGATCCGCGTCGTCAGCATCCACAGCACCAGCCAACTGACCAGCGCCGACTTACCGATACCGCGGCCCGAACTGACCGCCATCCTGAACACGTCGAAGTCGATCTTGCCGTTGTTCTGCTTGATGTGGTCGCGCAGGTCCGTCAGCACCTCGCGCTGCCACTTGCGCGGTCCAGAGAAGTGCTCCAACGGCGTGCCCGCTTGCCCCCAAGGGAACAGGTAGAGAACAAACTTGAGCGGGTCATCCTTGAGGCTGGGCGACCACAAGGTCGCCATGAGCGTCTGCTCGTCTTCAGCGGAATAGACGGGCGTCTGCATCAGCCTCGCCGCCGCCCCCCGAAGATCGGCATCGCGGGCGCCATCATCATCAGCATGTTGCGCATCCCGCCCTGCCTGTCCTTGGGCACCTGTGCCAACATGCGGTTCAGCATGGGCGGCAGCTCGGCCGCCGGCGGTGGCGGGGGCATCATTACGGCCTTGAACAGCGGAGCGTATCCGAACGCCGGACCAATCGCGCGCATCATGCCCTCGACCTTGGGTGCCTGCGGCCCCAGGTCGGCGGCGATCTCGGGCCGCAGCGTCCAGCCCGAGTAGTCAGCGACCGGCGGCTTGCGCTTGCGGTCCCGCAGCCCGAACTGCTCAAGCGGCAGCGGTATGTTTTCAAGCATCTGACGGGAGGGATACGCGATCATGAATCACCTGTTCGGTTGCAGTCAGGTCAATAACACGGCGCTTGGCTTCCTCCAAGGCCGCCGTGATCGAAATCTTCTGCTCGACCGTCACCTCGACGGCCTGCTTGGCCACCCAGCCGTGGCTGTAGCGCAGAACCTCAAGTGCCGCCTTGGCATCGCCGTCTCGCGCCGCAGCGTAGAGCGTCGTCGCCATCTCGCGCTCGCCATCCGCCCGGCCCTTCTGCTCGGCATACTCCGCGATGGGGTCCATCTGGCAGAGCTTGCGGTATTCGGTCGGCGTCATCCCGGCAGCAAGGGCCAGCGTGTCGCCTTTGAGGCCCATCCGCGCCGCGTTGTAGATGGCCTCCAGCCGCGCCTCTGTGGCGGTCAGCGGACGCGGTTCGTAGGGGAGAGACTGGAACATAGCGTGAAATGTAGCATGGGTGCGTTTGGGCGGCAAGCGTCAAAGATTGTTGGTTGATGCTGTGCGAAAAAATTTTTTTTCTTGTGGCCCTTGGCCACAGCAACAGCAGCGGCGCTCGGCCCTGTCCCCCCCTCCCTTCGCGCCCGCAGCATTTTTTGCAACGCAGCAACGCAACAGCAGTAAACTGTAACCGTTCTTGTTACCGGAACATATTCCTAGCAGGCAGGCATGGCGGGAATGGTGCGCGTGGCCATATGGCTAGAACCATTCACGCCCTTCCGTGTGGCGAGCACGGGGCTTGCCGATCCGCCAATCTCGATTGATGACTTGGGCGCGCTGGCCGATACGAAAGCGGCGCTCGCCAGCTTGCACATAGATGATGGACTTGGGCGAGCGGATACCGACCTTGATATGGCAGGGTAACAGGGGCGTTAGTTCGGCAAGTAACGTGCGCGCCTGGTTGCGTGTGATCTCGCCCCACATCTGCATCCGCACCACCTCATTCTGCAACCACGGAAGCAAAGCGTTCGGTATGTCGATGCAATCCTGATATTCGGCCATAGGTTTCTCCAAGTTAACGCAAACGCAATATATCACGCAAACGCGATAGAAACAAGGGTGCTGTCGGCGCCGGGGGCGGGTTTGGGGTAGTCGTGGGGTGCCCCAATCGTTAGATTGGCAAATCTCATTTAATAGCGCTCTACAGAACAATTATAGAACAACTGTTATATCAGTTATCTTTAAGACCTACAGAAATATAATACCCAAATTACCCATAAGCCGATAGAATATAGCTTTTAGCGCCACTCTCCATTGCCCCACGCGGTACCCCACGCATACCCCACGACTACCCCAAAACGGCGTTGCCAAAGTTTGGCGCGTCACCATTCCAGTTTGCCACGCGGAACGAATGGAACCCGTCACGCGACGCGGCGGCCTTGACGGCCTCAACATTCCGTGCGGCAAGATGGTTGTTCGGGAACGCGGCAAGCAATTCTTCCGCGTAGCGTTCCGTTTCGCCTTGCCTCAGTCCGTAAACGATAACTTCGCGCATTGTCGCTCTCCTGTTGATATGTGCAAATCTACAGGACAAAAAAACGCATGTCAACAAAAAATAGTTGTTGACATAGCAAGCGCCCCATGAGACTATCCACATATCAACAAGGGAGCACGACACATGGACAAGCCAATCAAGTTCAAACAGACCTACGCAAACGACGCGACGCGCAAGGGCCAGCTTGCGGCGCCTAAGCATCTATTCGGCGATTGCAGCCGATATGCCGTCGCGCCAGTCCACACGCGCTTCGATGCCGTGCAATGGTTCGTGTGGGATGCCGAAGTGATTTGCCCCGACACTGGCAAGCCCGACGTGATCCGGATTGAACCCACCCTGGCGCAAGCGCTGCACGGCCTCATCGACGCCTAGAGCCTAGCAGGCGGCCGCCGCGCGCGGCCGCTCACTAGACCCTAGTTCAACACAGCAAGAAAGGAAACGACACTATGCAAATCCCTACCGATCTACTCAAGGCCGCGCTCTATTGTGCCAGCAACGAGGAAAGCCGCTACTATCTGCGCGGCGTGCACCTCAGCACGTCCGGCCACATGGTGACAACAGACGGGCACCGCATGTTTGTCGCCAAGCTGGCTGAAGCGGTATCGCAGGACGTCATCATCCCACTCGATACGGTCAAGGCCGCGCTCAAGCTCGCAGGCAAGAAAGCGGAAACGCTCGAGCTGAACGGCAATACACTGGGCGGCGTCACGTTCACGCCGGTTGATGGCACGTTCCCCGATTGGCGCCGCGTGATCCCGGCCGCTGAAGGCTTCGCAAAC